ACCGTGGTATTCGCGCCATTTGCAACGGTGAATGATCCAGACCCACCAACCAGCACCTGCACAGATTCTGCAACGTCAGTGACGCGCTCTAGATAGCAACCGGTAATCGTCAGTGCATTGCCTGTGTTCCCTGTGAAGCCTAAGAAGTTCGGAAAATCGAGTTTCAGAGACGAGCACCCAACAGACCCAAGTTTGGCGCGGAACCTACTCAAGAACGTTAGCGCGGTACCGGCAGTTACGTTAGCTACAGTCGGCAACCGGTTGTCAATGCTGACACTACGCAGTGTGCCAATGTTTGCAGTTGAGGTCACCGGAGGCGTAGACAGCGCCTGCGCAGTGGCTGCACTTATCTTGCCACCGCTGTAAAACTTGAACGCACTAACGTGCCCCGAATTCTTTGTGCCGGACGTTGACAAAAGCCTTATGTCCGTGCCGCTGAATGTCGGCGCGCTGCCAGTGGTCACCGTGCCACCGTTGGTCACTTGAATGGAGGAACTACCATTCCAGCTATAGACCGTGATGCCAGGCCCTGTAGCAGAGCAAATCGTATTCGCACCAGACCCAATCAACACACCAGATTGGCAATCATGCGTTATTACAAACGTCCCGCTGCCAGTTGTGAGCCATGAGGTGTCGTTAAAGACCGCCGTTGTCGCCGTTACAGAGGCTGTAGAGCCTGTGGTGGTGACGGTGCTAGTCGGGCCATTTGCAGTTGCTATCTGCAATCCCCAGACCTGTACGGCGTCCGTTGCCGGGGAGTTGTAATTCAGGCTGCCAGGAGCTGTGTTCGCGCTTACGCCAACATGAAACTGCTTGTTCCCTGTGGCGAGCCACGTGACCGTAATCCATACTCTGTAGACGCCGCCACTTAGCTTGTGCCACCCGTATGTGTAAGTCGTTGCGTTTGCGCCATCATTGCTAGTGTAGAAGCCCTCGTTGCCATCAATCCGAAAGTTGAACACAGCACCTGCATTGTTGAACTCCGCGCCTGCGTTGATGTAGAAAGAATAGTTTGTAGACCCTGCTACAGCTTTGAAAAATCCGCTGAATGTCTGTGTCAGCCCGGCAGATTGAGACCCAGGCTTCCAGTTAATCGAGTGAAAGCTTGATGTAGCAGTAGACGTTAGCGACTGCATTTGTGTGATCAGACCAGGCCCAACATCGCTATTTGCAATGGTCACCGCTCCGACAATAGTCGCATTCGACATATTGTTAGACCACGGAATCAGGTTCGTAAACCCAGGCTCAAGCGCAAGGCCTCGATTGACTAAATTGCCCGCCGAGTCGTACCAACTTTCAAACGTTGGCGTATTGGCTGTAATGGCCGTCAACACACCGCCAGTAATGTAATTCCGCGCTGGGCTGGAAAACGTTATCCGGCTATCAAGCGAAGAGGTCAAGTCCAGATTGAGCGCAAGCACCGATGGCGCATTACCACCGGCATTGGTCACTGGGCTATTGAGCTTGAGCCCCAGAGCAAGACTCATACGTAAGCTCTGACCTTCCCGCTGGATAGTGTGTAAGCCGTGATGTTGCCGAACAGCGTCGTATTTGCCGGGACAACAAAGCCGGTCATCGTGTCACCGCTGCCGCCTTCTTCTCTGAAAACGGTGAAGGTTGCATCTGCCAAAATGGTCATGGCCCGAAAGCGTCCAGTGACTGCAGTTGTGCCAGTGGTGGTTGTCACGCCGTAGCGCCCTCCGCCATCGATAACGACATTCGCTTGCGGGTCAATACCAACCACACCACCGGCCACATTTACATCAGCCGCACCCTCGGGGCCGCTCTGTGTCTGCGCAACGGAATTGCCGTTCTGGTCTACCTGTCTTGTTTCAGATTGCATTTCGTTTGCCCATAAAAAAAGCACCCGAAGGTGCTTGATTGGTTTTTGTCATTTATCGGTTGTCCCACCACACGTATAGGAAGCTCAGCACAAGGTAAACGACGATGACTGTTGCGGTGATCATCCGAGTACGCCCATAGCTTTTCTGACCTCAGCAATAGTAAAGTTTGGCTTCTCTATGCCGCCACCAATGCTGACCCCAACGTAACCATCAATGGGGATAACAACCCACTCTGCTAGCTCTCCGCCAGAAAATATTTCACACGCCATGATGGCGCTTTCAGCCTGCTCTGCACTATCCACCTTGTAGACAACAGAGCGCCTGCCCTCTGGGGTGTGCATGGATCTGTATGGCTCTATCATCCTAAAACTCCCATGCCTTTAGTGCTTGGCGTGTGTGACGGTAACCTTGCTGGTGCTGGCGGCGGCGCAACAGTCGGCACTGCAAATGTCATCGCCAAGCTATCGCCACGGTCTGGTGACTTCACACCGCGCCGCTTTGCATCATCCTTGGACTCCATCAGGAGCTCGCCGCCTTTGAATAGATAGCGCAGAGCCGTTAGGTCCGTCTTCAAGTCCTGATCATTGGGAAGTGATGCGCCCTTCAGCCATTCGCGCATCTCGCGCCACATGAAAGCACGCAAGTTGTAATCCTCGCCGTTACCCATGCGCAGGCTTGAATTCACGTCGACCACAATCGTAGTCTTCCTGCCAGAGTTCTTGTCGTGCTTGTCGGGATACCAGCCACGCATAATGTCTGCCACACCTGCACCAATGCCAATGGTGTCCACTGCGATTTGCTCTGGCGCTTCGTTGTAGGCTGCAATCTCGTTCTTTGCACGTCCAGCCACTTGCGAAACATCCAACTTTTCCAACACTACCTGCTTCAACAGCACGCGGCCACGGCGGAAGCTAATCACCGTCTTGTCATCACCGAATCTCGCCACGTCGATGCCAACCCTAAGCCCGCCAACAGGGCGAATATCTGCAGGGCCACGCATCTGTGCAGCCGTTACCAGTTCGGCAGGAATGAACGCATTGCTTACCGACCCTTCGTAATTGCGGTCAATCTCCTGGGCCACAATCACCGGGTCCAGCTTCATGCACTGCGCGTCATACCACGCCTGATCCTTGCGCGGGTCTTGCTTCCAGTCGAAAGTGAACACAGGGAATTTCCCGCTGTGCCGCTTGCGATAGAAAGGGTTGCCAGAGCCGTTTGGCGTGCTCACATAGAGCTTGCAATTGCTGGTCTGACTCAAAGCCGCATCAATGGCCTCTGCGTGCTCCAGGAACGCCGCCTCATCCACAAAGTAGATCGATGTACGGCCACCCCGACCGATGTTGTCACCGGCTTCACCGATGATCACGGATCCGTTTTCCGGGTTGGTGATTTTCATGAAAGGCGCGTTTTTCTTCTCATCCCAGCCTTTTGGCTGAAACTCAGGAGGCAACAGGCCTATCGCGCTGCGCACCTTCCAGAAAAGGCTGTTCGGGTTGTTGAGGTCATCAACATACGACTCCTTGCGGCTACCGAACCCAACCACCACGCCAGGGTGAAATGTCCACATCCAGATAGCCACGGACACACAGAGCCATGACACACCCATGTCGCGGGACTTTTCGGCCACGCCATCGGACCGGCCTTGCCATTGCGCAACTGCCCATTCCACAAACTCAACTTGACGCGGAAACAGCACAAACGGCACCGTCGCCGCCAGCCCACGCTCAACATTGCGCGGGTCAAAGGTGAAAAGCCAATCCTCTACAAACTCCACCGGATGGGTTTTGTAGAACTCTTTCACACCAGGCAGCAGTCCGGGTTCTTTTCGCAGCGACTGGAGGCGTTTGGCGCGCTCCTTGTAGACCTCTGTGTAGTCGGGCCGCTTCCAGTCAACCTGCATTTGCACGCTTTTTCCTCATCCATTCGCGCCGGTATGCCTTGCGCTTTTCAGCATCTGCATACTTCCCATGCTTTGATGTGTGAACTACCAATGCACTTGGAATGTGAACTACCTTTTCTGCGTGAACTACCACGTGGCTAGGCGTGTGAACTACCTTTTGCTCAAGCCTTCTTGCCATTTCACAGCGCATTGTTGGCGCATGATCAAGTTGACAGGCTCGGCACTTCATTTGCCTATCATCCGCAAATAGGCCTCGTCTGGCGAAAGACTTACGTCAACCGACCCGCTGAGCTCCGTTTTTTGGTCAATCTCCAACTTGTCGCGCCAAAGTGCGTTCTGTCGGTTCTTAAGCCAAAGCGTTGCCGCTCCAGTGTCTGGCGGGTAGTGCTTCACAGTCGGAGTGATGATCACCTGACCCTGAAACATCTTGATATCGTCCTCGGGATGCTGGTAGCCCTTCGCCCGGTGGTAGAGCGAATGGGCGATTTCAGCATCAGCGATTTCGCGTCCTTCTTGGACCTTGCCCGAA